CCTTAAAAATGAAAAAAAGGGGAACCGAAGTTCCCCAATTGTGATTCTATAAGTTAGAAACGTACTTAATGCCTACGGAAGTGCTAGTTCAATAGCAGCTTCTGGACGCAAGATACCGTGACCCATTGCATACTTAGCAACGAATAAAGTGCCTTGACGACGAATGTCGTACTCAGACTCAAGGCCTAGGTCCATTAACTTAACTGTAGCGACAGCAGACTTGTGGAATACCACAGCCTTAGTCTTAGTGAAGTCAGCGTGGTAAGTGTTGCTCTCACCTGTAACTGCTGATTGGCTACCGGTAGGTAAGTGGTTAGACTTAACAATGGTGATACCAGCTACACGTAATACTTTACCATCTGCATAAGCACCAGAACCGCCCCAATCCTTGTTTAGAACTGTGGTGTCTTGAGCTAGCTTGTAGTAAATCGCAGGAGATACAACAGCGTAACGCTCGTCTTCTGGGATGTCATCACCGTCCATCTGTTCAGCAGCACCAAACAAAGCAGCTACGATGTTCGCAGAAGTAGTGAAGTTGGCCTTAGTGATTACAGTACCACCATTAGTACCTGAGATAGTTGCTCCACCACGTGCAGCTTGTACAACTACGCGCAAGATGTTCTTGTCATAGGTGTTAGCTAGTACGTTACCTAATTCTTTAGTATAGGTAGAACGAACGTCATAGTGATTCTTAGCTTCATCAATGTTTGCAATGAAAGCGGGGGCTATTAACAAGTCATCTACAGAGATTACTTTCTCTGCTGCCTTGATAGAACCACCTAAGATTTCAGTACCAACAGCGTGGTAAGAAGCAGTTGCAGTACCCATAACTGGGAATGATGCAGACTTGCCGTTAGTGATTGTGCGAACAGAATGCAATGGAGCCATTACGTTCTTTTCTTCAAATTGTGTGATTACTTCACCAGCGAATAGCTTTAGAAATAGTGCGTCAGTTGCGTTAGCGCCATTAATTTGGCCTAAGCGTGATACAGTTGCGTTACTCATTTTAATAGTCCTTAGAGAGGTATTGAAGTTTCAAGTTTGTGTTCTCTTGAGGCTTCGGCCTTTCCGTGACTTCCACAGTGTTGTCCCCCTCGAGGGCATTGTATTTGTCAGTGGTTTAGCTGTGAGCTTGTAGAGGAGATTTGCCCCAGTTCTGTGTGACCTCTGATTTTTGGGTGAACAGGGTCGGGGCAAAAGGGTTACTAGATAACGCTAGAACGCGCTAACTTAGCTTCGACTTGCTTGCGGAATGCAGGGTCAGTCTTGTATTTAGGGTTACGCATTGCTTCGGTAACCTGTGCCACGCTTTCGAACTTTGTCCCTGCATTTGCAGTAGTCTCACCAGAGATTAGAGAAGGGTTACTTCCATTTTCTGCTTGGTATTTAGCGTGTAAACCGCGGACGGCTAGTTGAATTTGATTAGGGTCAGAGGTGCCCATGACAGCGTTGTACGCATTGACTTCAGCCTTATCAAGACTGTTTGAAGCCCACGACATCATCTCGCCATAAGTCTCTTCACCGCCTACAGAACTGAACATGTCAGTACGTACACGGGTGGCTAGTGCTTCTTGACCAGCGATGTATGAATCAACTACATCACGTGGGATGCCAGACTTATTGATGGCCTCGTAGGTTTCATCAGAGAGCTGTCCATTAGAACCATACTCTGTTTGCAGAGCATCGAAGTCTAAACCTGCGTTAGTGGCAGCTTCTTTAGCATCATCGTTGGTTGGAATTTCAGCAGGTGTTTCATCAGCATCAACTGCTTCTGACTCTTTACCGCCTGACATCTTCTTTTCAAGTGCAGCATAAGACTTAGCCATATCTTCTGGAGTCTTAAACTTCTCTGGTAACCACTCAGGCCTTTCATCCGTATCGGACTCTGGGTTCTCTGGGGTCTGGGGTGCATCACCGTTGGCTTTAGCTACCATCGCATCAATGTGCGCTTGGTCAGGCTCTTGTTCGCCTTGGGCAATAGTTACAGAATCTACCATAGTGTTTATTCATTTCCTTGTGGTGCTTGCATCTGCTCTTTCATAGCATCGAATGCTTGAGGGGCTAACTGTTGTCCAGTTTGCATCATCATCGCTTGCTGTTCTTCTTGTTGCATCTCTTCTTCAGATTTAATCAAGCCATCCATATCCATTCCTAGGGAAGTACCAACACGGGTAATGTAGTCACCAATGTTCATATACTTCTGAATTGCTTCAGGTCCTAGGGGAGCTAAATGGTCGAGCATTGCAGCTAATTTATTTAAGTCATGGCCTCGGCCTAAAGCCTCAAGTCCAGTGACGATTGTTGGAGACACCAAACCCTTCGGCAATTGCGGAACTTTCTTCTGCTTTTGCATCTGGAGTAATAGGCGGTTTACTAATGGGAGTTGGAATTCCTGACTCAAGATTGAATAGATACCACCAAGGGCATCTTCCAATTCGGAAGCCATGTAGCGAATCTCTTCGGCTGTCACTCGTTCAGCTTTACGCTGGACTGAGGAATTCATAAGGAAGGCAAAGGACAAACGCTCTTTGATTTCCTGTGAGGTTTGGAAAGCTATCTGCATATCGCCAGACTTCTGGACTTGCAGTGTACTTACATCGTTAGCGTCACCTTCGCGTATAGCTCCATTAGGGGCTTCGGCCAGGACTCGCGCACGTGTCGTGCCATTGGGACGTACTAAGAATAGTACCTTGGCACTAGCGGCTGCGGCTTCAACGATAGCTTGTGTAAGAGTCTCAAGGGAGTTTAGGTCACCTTGGTATTCTTCCACGTAGCCACGTCCATAAGACTCACCATCAATGCGGCTTAGTCGTAATGGAATCCAAGGGGACTTATCCAACGGGAAAGTACCTGTAGCACTCTCTACTGGAATCCCAGCGACTTCTTGTGATACATGCCATTGCTTACCTATGCGTTTAACATGGGTAAATAGAGAGACAGGCTCATCTTGAGTAGTGTCTTCTGTATCAGAGGACTCTAACAGGTCACGTATTTCTTGAGGTAAAGCACTAGGTGACACATCTTCTTTAGTGATGATTTCTAAAGCATTACCCATAGGGTCTCGCTTAAGAACATATCTATCTAAATGGAAGACACGCATACCACCTTCATCAGGTTGGTATAGTAGTACGTTGCCTGCAACTAACAGGTGTTTAATAGCTTCAAATGCAGCAATACGAGTTGAAGAGGCTTCAATCTCTGACATCACGGCACGTTCAATTGAGGATAACGCTTCTTCAACTTCTGCCCTTGCACCTTCTTCTTGAGCTAGTTCCTGTAACTTAAAGTCATCCACAGTTAAGCGGAAGAACGGTGAGTTAGGTGGAAGTAGAGCCAGCAACATCTTTGAAGATAAGTTGTTTACACCACGCGCACCGATACCTTGGTACGGAGTGTATAACTTGGAATGTGCTGAATGCCCATCAGGTGGTAAAAGAGAAGGGATAGTTAGCTTACTAGCATCCCTAGCTCTATCAAGGAAAGGTTGACGAGCCGCTTCCAAACGCTCATAGCGTTGGCGTATAGCTGTCATATAGATTTACTTCTTTGGAATGTTAGTACCAGTAGGAGAATAGCCACCTACTTGGGAATCAATACGCAAGCTAGATGTACCTTTCTTTTTTCTGTTCTGCGTAAGTTTATCGCCCTCACCAATGCGAGGTGCAGCAGGTGCAAGGTCGGCTGGTGGTGGTGCAGGTGGATTAGGTTTAGGTGTAGAACCAAAACACATAGTTATTACTCCAAGTCGGGGTTAGTTTGTACGTCATTGACGTATTCGAGAAAATTAATCAGGTCATACATACCTAGAGTTTTCTGGATTTCATCATGTGATTCAGCCAGAGTTCTCTCGGTGATGGGGAAGAATTCCCGTATAGCTGTTATTAACTCCTCAGTGACAGTGGGGAATTCTTCCCCATCACCGAGAGAACTCTGGCTGAATCACATGATGA